TTTGATTTTTCACAAGAAAAATGCACAGCAATACTACAAAATAATCCATATAGCGAACATTGGCACGAAGCATTGTGCAAAATTTTGCCTGACTATGATATTAACACACCAGAGCGTGTTGCCTGTTTCTTAGGGCAGACTATGGTTGAAAGTGCTGGATATAAAGCACTTATAGAAAATTTAAACTATAAGCCAGAAACACTAGTTAAAATTTGGCCCAGTCATTTTCCTAATATGGATGTAGCTAATCAATATGCTCATCAACCAGAAAAAATTGCCAACAGAGCCTATGCAGGCCGCATGGGTAACGGACCAGAAGAGTCAGGCGATGGCTGGAGTTATTGCGGACGTGGCTTGATACAGATTACAGGTAAAGCTAACTATCAAAAGTTTGCTGAAAGTATAGATACTCCAGTTGATCAAGTTCCAGAATTTTTAGGAACATTCGAAGGCGCTGTGCAATCAGCTTGTTGGTTCTGGGAAGCAAACAACCTTAATGCTCTTGCTGACAAAGGCGATGTATTAGGTATTACTAAAAAAGTAAACGGTGGAACATTGGGATTAGACGAGCGTCAACATCACACTGCACAAGCTCACCAAATACTTCAAGGGTAATTATGTTTGCTTGGTTAATCGAACACATTATTGGAATGATCCCATTTTGGGTATGGTTAACCATTGCTTGTGCCGGTGGTATAGGTTATTTTTTCTCCGGTGTCATAACTATGATTCCATTATTGATGCCTTACAAAGAACCTGTTAAGATTTTCTTCATTGTAATATGCTTGGGTGGAACATTTATGTGCGGTGGCGATGGTGTTACTGCGATATGGCAAGAACAAATTAAAGAAGCAAACGCTCGAGTAGCGGCCGCAGAAGCTAAAAGTAAAGAAGTAAATGTAGTAATACAAAAAGAGTATGTCGATCGTGTAAAAACAGTTAAAGATGTACAGGTAGTGGTACAAGAGAAAATTGTTAAAGATAGTACCGTAATCGATGCAGAATGTAAGATAGCTCCTGAAGCTATTGCAGATCTAAATTCAGCGGCTATTCCAAGGAGCAAAAAATGAGAATAGCTATTTTACTACTTCCTTTATTGTTAGCCGGATGTTTAACTACTCCGATCATTGAAAAATTCCCAGAAGTTCCGGCGGAATTATTAGTTGCATGTCCTGATTTAAAACAGGTAGATCCAGCTACTACTAAACTTAGTCAGATTATAGGTGTAGTTGCAGAAAACTACGGGCAGTATCAAGAATGCCAAATCAAAGTTGATACTTGGATTGAATGGTACAACCACCAGAAAGTGATATTTGACAACGTTAAATAAATACATATATAACAGCCAAGGGAGCGAACTATGGCAGAAGATGTAGCAGAAATGAGCGCAAGTGAAAAGAAAAAAGAAGATTGGATGAACTCCAAATGGCGTCCGATGATGGGTTGGATGTATATGGGCGTGTGTATATTTGACTTTGTGCTTGCACCTATATTGTGGTCACTAATACAGGCAATGTTTCACGGCGGCGTAAATGTACAATGGCAGCCACTTACTCTACAAGGAGCTGGACTGTTTCATATCAGTATGGGTGCAGTATTAGGACTTGCGGCCTATGGACGTACACAAGAAAAACTAGCAGGTGCAAACAACGGCGGATTAGGTGCAGGAACTACTTACACTCCACCTTCACCAATCAGCGGAGGCTTTGGCAATGCAACAAACAACGTATCATCAACTGGGTTTACAGCACCTAGCATACCTGCAACAGGAGGCTTCGGTTCCCCAAGCACAGGTTTTGGGTCAACAACACCTACAGCATCAACTGGGTTTGGTAGTACTAGCGGAGGCGGCTTTGGAAGCGCACCTTCAACAAGTTTTGGCACAGCGCCATCAGTAAATGCTTCGGGACAAAAAGTTATTCCGACATTTAGTCAACCAGCACTATAAGGAAAATATCATGAAAAAGTTTTTAATTGCATTAAACATTGTAATTTGGAGCATAGTTTGCTTTGAAGTAGCACATGCTGAAACAGCTAAAAAGCCAGCGGCTGTTAAAAAAGAAGTTAAACATCACAAAAAAGCCGATGGCACTAAAATGGCAGGTACTAAACCGGATACAGTACCTACAAAGAAGCCAGCCAAAAAATAATCAAAACTTGACAGGCTCCATTAAAAATAGTATAATTAATACTATTAATGGAGCTTTTTTACGACTATGACTGATTATTACCAAACACTAGGTGTTGGCGAAAATGCTAGCCCAGATGAAATAAAACGAGCATACCGAAGCTTGGCTAATAAACATCATCCAGACAAGGGTGGCGACCAGGCTAGATTTAAAGATATTAGTGTTGCTTATGACAACCTAAGTGATCCACAAAAACGTGCCGAGTACGATCAGCAAAGACAGTTTGCTAATATGCCCGGCGGCGGAACACAATTTCATTTCCACACTGGAAATCCGTTTGGCGGTGGTCATCCCTTTGGTGACATCTTTGGCGGTGGTGGAAATCCTTTTGGTCAAGGACACCCGTTTGGCGACATCTTTGGTCAGATGCATAGGCAACAGGTACGCCGCAATAGAGATTTAAATATACAATGTACAATATCGTTTGCAGATAGTTTTCATGGTAAACAACTAGAAGCAAACTATCAACTACCTAGCGGCCGTAATCAAAATGTTCAAATCAATATCCCTGCTGGTGTACAGAATAACGACACGATACGATATCCCGGGTTGGGTGATGATAGTGTTCCTAATGCTCCTCGAGGCAATTTAAATGTAACTGTATTTGTACAATCTGATAGTAATTACGAACGTCGTGGAGACGATTTATATACTACTATTGACGTTACACCAATCGAAGCAATGATAGGAACTAAGAGAACTGTTAAAACGCTTGGCGGTATTAGCATGGAAATTGATGTTAGGGCTGGTGTTGAGTCTGGTACAGAATTTGCCAGTGCCGGTAATGGATTTAGAAATTTAAATACACAACAAGTAGGCAGATTCGTTACAGTTATAAAAATTAAAACTCCTCGAGTTACTGATCCTGCGTTAATTAAAAAACTGGTAGACTTAAATGCTGAAATTAGTAAAACATCCTGATCCTATTTTAAAACAACAAGCCAAACCATATGAGTTTGGATTAGAATGGCCAAGCGCAGACGAGCTTGAAGATCAAATGCTTGATGTAATGATGGCCGAAAAGGGCATTGGTTTGGCCGCTAATCAAGTTGGCATTCTAAAACGAGTATTTGCCATTAAATTATCTAACGGTAGAAGTTTATGTATGTTTAATCCAAAAGTACTTTCTACTAGTGATAAAATGCAAGACGGGGACGAAGGCTGTTTAAGTTTTCCAGATCTTTGGTTGCAAATAACTCGACCTATAGAGGTTGTTGCCGAATACTTTGACAAAAACGCACAAGAGTGTAAAATAACATTAACAGGTATAGATGCTAGATGTTTCTTACATGAACTGGATCATTTAAACGGAGTTTGTTTTACAGACAACGTAGGTCAATTAAAACTAGCATTAGCGGTGAAACAACAACAACAAAGGAAGAGTAATGGTCGAACCAAGCGATAACTTACAAGCAGTTTTTGAACGTGCAATAGAATCAGCAAAAAAACTGCATCATGAATATTTGACCATAGAGCATATCCTATTGGCTATGCTAATTGATGAATCATTTAATAACTGTGTACAAGGATTTAATAATAGTGCAGAAACTCTTAAAAAGAATTTGCAAGACTATGTCACTACTAAATTAAACGAAATAACTATTCAAGATGTAGTAGTTAAGCCTAAAAAAACACAAGCCGTTGAACGTGTACTCAATCGTGCGTTTACACAAGTATTGTTCAACGGACGTCAACGTATTGAACCTACTGATGTGTTTTTAGCTATGATGGGTGAAAAACGTAGTTGGGCACAATTTTATATCCAACAAGCTGGTATTGATAAAGACAAGTTTGCTGATTTTATTAATAACACAGTAGAAGAATCCGAAGAAGAAAATATGCCACAAGAAGGGAATGTTAATAAAGCACTTGCGGCTTATACAACTAATCTAAACGATGCTGTAAACAAAAACAAGATTGACCCTGTTATTGGACGAGTTGAAGAATTAGAAAATATTGCGTTGTCCATGGGACGTCGTAGTAAGAACAATGTAATCCTTGTAGGAGATCCAGGTGTAGGTAAGACTGCCATAGCAGAGGGACTTGCTTATAATATTGTCAAGGGTGCTGTACCAGACTTTCTAAAAGACTATACAGTTTATAATCTGGATATTAGTGCTATGCTTGCTGGTAGTAAATATCGCGGCGACTTCGAAGAACGTTTTAAAATGGTTCTAAAAGGATTAACTAAAAAAGGTAAAACTATTTTATTCATTGACGAAGCACACATGATCTCTGGCGCAGGATCTGCCGGCAATTCAGCTAACGACCTTGCCAACATGATGAAACCTGCATTGAGTAAAGGCAATATTAAAGTTGTAGCGTCGACTACATGGGAAGAATTCCGTAAACACTTTGAGAAGGATCGTGCATTGATGCGTCGTTTCCAACGTATTACTATCGACGAACCTAGTCAAGAAATGACTTTGCAAATACTTAAAGGAGTTAAAAAGTACTACGAAGGGTTCCATAATGTTAAAGTTCGCGAGGATGCGTTAAGTGCCGCAATTAAGTTAAGTGTCAAATATCAAACAGATAAGAAACTACCAGACAAGGCAATTGACTTAATTGACTTAGCTTGCTCACGTTTCAATCTTAAACTAGCTGACGAACGTGTAGTTTCCGAACGTGAGATCCAATATGAACTTGCTAAGATGATTCAGATGCCTGAAGAAAAGATCATGGAAACTGAAAGTACTGGACTTTCTAATCTACAAACAAATCTTGAAAAAGAAGTTTACGGACAGGATCTTGCTTTAGTAGAAATTGTAGATAAGATTATGGTCGCGCAAGCTGGACTTAAGAGTGAAAACAAGCCTATTGGTAGTTTTGTGTTCATGGGGCCAACTGGTTGCGGTAAGACTGAAACTGCTAAAGCCCTAGCTAAAAACTTAGGTGTTAAATTGCTACGTTTTGATATGAGTGAATATCAAGAGAAGCATAGTATCAGCAAGCTGATCGGTAGCCCTCCAGGTTATGTTGGATTTGAAGAAGATTCTGGATTGTTGATTACTCAAATCCAAGAAGCACCTAATGCTGTTCTGTTGTTTGACGAAGTTGAAAAATCACATCCAGATGTAACTACTATTTTGTTGCAAATGATGGATAATGGGTTCATTACCGGTTCAAATGGTAAGAAGGCAGATTGCCGTAACTTGATCCTTATCCTTACTACTAACGCTGGCGCACAAGACGCTGAGAAAAACGTTATTGGCTTTGGTACACAGGAAAAAGATTACAGCGATAAAGATTTGAAAAAGTTCTTTACACCAGAGTTCCGTAATCGTTTAGATGGTATTATTACATTTAATAAACTTGCTAAAGAAACAATGAGTAAAATTGTTAACAAGTTTATTGACGAACTTCGTGAACAGGTTAAAGAAAAAGGTATCCGTATTAAAATTAACAAAGAGGTTATTGAATGGCTGATTGTTAAAGGATTTGATCCTAAGATGGGTGCTCGTCCGCTACAACGTGTAATCGATAAAGAAATTAAACGACCATTAGCCAAGCTAATGCTGTTTGGTGATTTGAAAGCAGGCGGTTGGTTAACTATCAATATTGCAGAAGATGCAATTAATCTAGTTACTAAGCCTAAAGAAGTCAAATTACCTTTACTAACATCGGATGTAATATTATCAGATGCAGTATAAAACAACCACTAGACTATTTAGGGGAATATACAAGTACAAAATAGTACTTGTATGTCCTGGATCTCAACATTTTAGAAAGCAAACCCACGAAGAGATTATATCAAGTTTGATAGCTGATACAAAGAGTAGGACTAAAGAGAATCTAACGTTTGCATTAGCTTTACAAAATGTATTAAACACTATGGAAAATGTAGAAGTCCGTGTTGAAAATCCATGGATTTCTATCTACACAAACAGCGAATCTGATCTAAATAAGATAGCTAAGTTAGGTCAGGACAGCGTAAAATATATCAGCAAACCTTCTGTAGATTTAGAAGAAGGAACAGTTTTGATGCCTAAAATGGATTATGATTTCAGAGTTACATTAGGCAAAACTACACACGAACACTCTGCTTTTATCGAATGGGCCAAATCCAATAGTAAGATTAAGCTGACAAAAGGATGCATCAAAGATTTAGAAAAGCCGCGCAGTTGGGGCGGCAAGCACTTCTATGTCAAGGGAGACAAGAATCTCATGGTTGCCAAGATGCATTTAGAAGGATCAGTGAGCAAAGTAGAGCGCATAGTTAAAAATCAAACTAGTTAAAAGCTGATAAATACTCTAACCGCAGAGATTTCTGCTGAATATTTAATCGGGCTTAAAAATGCGTATAAATGAACTATTAGAGGGCAAAATCTTCAATGATTTGGACTTCGTATCACATAAACAAGATGGCAAACGAGAGATCAATTACGATCTTGCAGAAGACCTAGTACATTTCATGAATCAGGACGATCATGTTTACAGACGTATCGTACACCCAACTATTTCAAAATTTATAGATCTTAGAGATGCTAAAAAACAAGTTAGTCCTAAAATATTCAAATCCGCAGTAGAAGAATGTTATAAGCAATATATCAAACATTTTCCTATTAGAGAGCTTCCGGACGAGATTGACGAAGAAATGTGTCGTCAAGTCTGCGATAAAATGTACGAAGACGTTACTCAAGACCACTCTGATGGCACGTACAAGGACTAACTATGTTCCTTCGTGAACTATTTGTAAATCCTAAAAAGCCGTTGGTAGAAGCCAACCTCACTATGTTTACTGATCTAGAGCCGTTTGACCAGGAAATTGCCGACGACTTAGCTAGAGAAGTTTCTCGATATACTAGCGGATTAGGCAAGCATATAGTTGTTTATAAAACGGGAAGCGCAGCCAATCCAACTCCTGGAAAATTCAGCAATGATTTAGATCTAATGATGGACTTGGGTCATCTTATGAAAGTTTTTGGAACTACTGACGGTAAAACTACAAGAGCGGCTCTCGAACAACATTTACAAAGTCAAGGGCTTGAAACCAAAAAAGCCGGGAGCGAAGTACATTTTAAATTACCATACAACGGTAAGTTTTATCAAGGCGGTATAAAAGTTGTTGCACATGCAGAGCATGTACACAAAATGCATGTACATAGTATTCCACATGGTAGTCCATACAAAGGTGTCCACAAACAAGTATTCCTAAGTACATTAGCAAGTAAATTAGGTATGCTATATAGCCCCGACGAAGGATTATATGCAAGAGATGCTGATGGGAAAAAATCTAATTTTATTACATACAATTTAGATGAGATTGCTAAACGTCTTTTGAATCCTAATGCAACTGCTAAAGATTTAGGTAGCATAGAAAGTATAATGGCGGCAGTTCCAGATCAAGAACTTAGAAATGAAGTTTTACAACGTGCGAGTGAAGGACCTAGTTGGAAAACTACTCCTCCAAAAACATTATCCGAGGCCACCGCGCCATCGGTGGGTCGTAAGTATCAACACATTGAAGATTTAGTATTCACTAATGGTAGTGTCGGTGGATTGCATGCCGTAGAACGCTTACGTCATATGACCACTAAAGGTAAAGGTATAGAATTAAAATGGGATGGTAGTCCTGTAGTATACTGGGGACGAGACGAACACGGTGTGTTCCATATGTTTCCAAAAAATGCATGGGATTATATAAAGCGTGGTACAACACACACTAAGAGTGGCGTGAGTACGATGATGAACGACCCTGATGATGTGATGCAATTTATACTTGGCACTGGGAAGACAGAGCCAGGCAAAGAAGCACAGCGTTCTTCATACGCACAAGGACTTGCAGAGTTATGGCCATACTTTGAGTCAATCAGCCCCGATTCTGGTTTTTTAGAAGGCGGTATCTTATTCAGTCCAATGCAACCTCCTGTATTAAACCCTACTACTGGCGATTGGGATTTTACTCCTAATATAACTAGTTTCCACATTCCTTCGAACAGTGATTTAGGTAAACGTATTGGAAAAGCAAAAGTTATGGTTGCGGCCACAGGGCATTACACACATATTGGTAGTGAAGAAGGTCGTTATGCTAATGCCGAACAACTAAGTAGTCCTGATGTGATTGTACAAGGTACAACTTATGTAGAACATGCTCCTAAGATTGACCATGCTGGGTTAGATCATGCAGAAACATATATTAAAAAGAATAAAGCAATCATTGATAGTTTTGTTGCTGGTCAGCCTGGATTAACTAATCCCGGCGATAAGCTATACACATTCTTTAACCAAAAATTACGTGTAGCAGGAGTTAAACAACAGTTTGTTGACTGGGCTAATAGTACACTCAGTGCCGGGCAAGCACAAAAATTAACCAGTCATCCTGGTTTAGATGCAGTACTAACTGCTGTAGAGATGCTGACTAGTGAAAAGATGAAAGTGATTGCCGCATTAAGTAGTGGTACACACGGTGGTATTAGACAAACTAAACCCGAAGGCTATGTACAAGCACATCCCGGCGGTAAGTTTAAGAATGATTTACCTGGACAGTTTGTTAAAACTATTGACCAAGCTAACTGGGCACCACGTAAAGATAATATTCAAGAGAATATTAATCGTACCGGCGAAGGTAAAGCCGCTGTAGTTGGGTGGGGTCGCGGGATGGGCCACAAGGGACACATGTATTTGGCCAGTAGTGTAATTACACAGGCTTCCGAAACTGGGGCAGATCCATACTTTGTTGTAAGTCGTACTGTAGGAAAAGACGATCCGATTACTCCAGACGAAAAAATGCAAATCTATCGCAAAGTATTTCCTAAACACGGACATATATTTCATACTGCGACAGACGAAATGCCCGATTTAACTCGTGTACTAACACAATTAGATAAACATGGATACACTGACGTAGTTGTAGTCGTAGGCGAAGATCAAAAACATGCTCTAAGTTATGTTACACAATACAATGGGAGACCTAATAAAGCAGGCGAGATTCCGTTTACCTTTAACAGTTTGAATGTTATTAGTCGTCAAGAAACTAATGACCCTAGCAAAGATGAAGAAGGGCCACGTGCTACACCTATGCGCCAAGTGTTGACTGACCCGGAAGGTTTTAAAGCAGAGAATCCAGATTATGCTAATATGCCTACTAAACAAATGCAGTTTGCAGTATGGCGAGATTCTATGGACTCGCAAATTAGTGACGAAGAAGTTTTAGATTTGATGCACAAAGCACAGCAACGCATGAGTGACCCTACCTTTGGAAAAGCACCAAAGAAAGCCAAGCCTGTAAAGGAGAATTTGGTTAAATATGCTAATAAGGTAATAAGAGAAATGAGAGCTAAAGAATTTGTTGCTGAAGGTCACCCAAATGCAGGTACAGGGCATACTACTGAGCTAGCTACCGATCATGATAATGTAATGAAAGGTGCAAGTCGTAGCCGTGACATTGGCGGATATGATCGTGTATATCATATGAATCGTTTAATGATGGCCATGGCCATGCATGACGGTAAAGGTCCTCATCCTGTAGACAGTGCTAAAGATACTTGGTTTGAAAAGTATAATACGATGCATCCAATGACTCAAGAAGAAGACAATATGATCCGTGGTGCTATGAAAACTGTTCCAACAGATGGAAAACATGTCAGCAAATTTGCCAAGAGTGAAGAAGCTGAAGGCATTAATATGGTAAGCCCAGTTGCCAAGCCTAAAAAGAACAAGTACGGAATATAATATGCGAGCTAAAGAATTCTTATCAGAACAAAATGGCAAGGCAGTTATATACAAGGCTAAGAAATTTACTCACGGCAAACTCGGTGTGCCTAACGATCCTCTAGAAGCTCATAATACTCATAGCCGTTCACAAGATGCTAACGAATACGGTACATATCGCGACAAATTAAATCCCGAGCAAGAATTAGTAATGCGTGGTGCAATTGGCGTACCAAATGAAAACCCTTATGATTTATACCGATTAGGTATGGCTATTGCAGGTGGCGATCGCAACATCCCAGGTGTAGATGCGCTAGGACAAACTGGATTAATCTTGCCATTCAGTGAACAAGAGCATCAAACTATTAATGCACATATTAGACGTCAGGGACTGAAAGCAGAAAAACTTAGTACACACGGCAGTGAAGAACCTTTGCAGAATAATAAGGTCAGTCCTGTAGCTAAAATTAAAAAGAATAAGTACGGTATATAATGGAACATAACAAATATCATCTTGCTATTAAATCTGCTTTTGCTAGCGAATTTGC